CATAGCCACTCTCGCCGCCTTTGCCGCCCTCGCAGTAAAGATACGATGATGCCTTACTTGCAAGACGGAAATAACTTTCAGTCCCGTCGCCTAATCCTTTGTAGTTTGAACAGCCAACGCGAACCTTAAACGCATCGCCAGCCTTAAACTTGTAGCCGTAGAACATTGAACGGGCATAAGCACCGCCGCCGCCGCCAGCGCCGCCAGAACCTTCATTCGCGTTATTCGACCAGCCGCCACCAGTGCCGCCGCCGCCAACAACCGTCACACGGAAATACTCAACTCCTTCCGGCAACGTCCAATCATAATCCTTTTCGTAATATGTGTTGTTTTCAAAAACCCTGCGGTTTAAGAAGCCAACTGCGTCAGTCGTGTTAATCACGCCGTTTGCATCAACCTCCAAGCCCTTGCCGATTTGAACAATGCCGGGAGACGCAGTCGTCGCAAGGCTTGGCGTAACAAGACCATTTGCGTCAACATCCAGACCGCCGCCAATTTTAACAAGGCCAAGGTCTGACTTGCTTGTCGTCTTAACGCTGACAACACCCTTCGCATCAACGTCAATATTGTTGCCAACTTGCACAACACCGAGCTTTGCTTTGGTCGTGTAACCAATAGCGTCAGACAATGGGCCAAAAGCAACCGACACATCGACGTTATCAACCTGCGTCACAAACGGCATAAAGCCCGCTTTAACATTCGGGCCATTTGTCAGAAGAAGCGTATAGTCAAAGCTATCGTTTTTAATGCCAGCGCGATATGCACCCGTCTGGTCAAGCAATGTAACCTGACCGCCAAACGATACAGTCTCGCCTAACGTGCCGTCTTCCTTAACAACAGGCGCGCTGCCGCCAAGAATAAGATTGCCGTTAAGGAACGTCGCAGTCGTTGAACCGCCAATCTTGCCGTAACCATCATAAGCAATCGCCGCAAACGGAACACCCGTAAATGGCTTAGCGGAAATCATACCATCCGGCGCAATGGAGAAATTGCTGTCAGGCATAATGCCGCCAACAACACCTTCACTTGCGTTTGTCGGAGGAAACGCTTTTGGCTTATCAACAATGTCAAGCCAATATGGCGCGCTGGCCTCAGTTCCAATCGTGCCGTCTTCTGCAATGCTAATGCCCGCACCAATCTTGACGCCGCCAAGCAAATAGGTCGAAGCAATTGGCAAATCCACCGCAGCCGCATTAATCGTGCCGTCAATGTCAATGCTGATATTGTTGCCAGCCTTAACGCCACCAACCTCAGTATCAGAAGCAATCGTCGGCGGATATGCAGTCGGCTTATCAACGATAATGTCCCAATCCACTTGCTGAATGTTTGCGCTAAGTGTTCCGTCAGGACCAATCGACACGCCGTTGCCCTGCTTTACGCCACCAAGAACATTGGTTGCCGCAACAGGCGGCGGAAACGCAACAGGCTTGTTTAAAATCTCATTCCACTCAGGCGCAGCCGATACAGTGCTAATTGTGCCGTCTGGTTCAATGTTAATACCAGCGCCCTCTTTAACGCCACCCAATTGACTTGCTGACGCAATAGCAACCGGGAACGTGGCTGGCTTATTGATAATGCTATTCCAATCCGGCACAGCGTCTTGCGTCGATAACGTGCCGTCACCCGTAACATTAAGGCCAGTTCCGACTTTAATGCCGCCAAGCACAGTTGGCGTTGCTGGAACAATAGTCCCGCCAGCGGCGCTAATGGTGCCGTCAGCTCCAATCGTAATGTTGGTTCCCTGCTTTACGCCGCCGACAACAGCCGCCGTTGCAATAGGTGGTGTAAATGTTGCGGGCTTATTGGTAATTTGCGACCAATCAGTTGAGCCGCCACCACTTGCTGAAATTGTTCCGTCAGCGGCAATCGTAATATTTGTGCCAGCTTTAACAGCGCCAAGCGTTGACTTAACGCCGGGGTTGTCTGGATATTCACGGCCCGGCGCACCAATGTCATCGCCTAAGACCCAAACGGTAATTCCCGTCTTGTTATTTACAGTCGTAATCGCCGCAGGGTTGGGGACAGGCCCCTTCTTAATATCGTCGGTCATAGAACCATCCATGTCATTAGAAGAACACCGCCAACCCAAATTAGGCCAAGCGTCGCTCCAATGAGTAACAGACGATAATCTTTCATCGACGCACCTTAACGTCAGGCCTATCTAACCGCCCGCGATTATAGCCAGCGTAATAAGCGTCTTGCCGCTTAGAAACCCACTCATTAAAACCTTGCGGATATTTCAAACGACGCTTCAATCCGTCATCATAACCTTGGCGATATTCAGCAGGCCAACTCGAAAACAACGCCCGCCGCTCACCACTCGCCTTACTTAAATTCGACACGCCTTCCTCAACAATCCATAATCCCGAACCATCCGCGCTAACTCGCCATTAGGATTAGACCTGATCTCTTGCGCAGCACGTTTCTGCTCTGCGGGACTGTAAGTCCTTACATTAGGACAAGAACCGCCGTGATACTCAGACACACTATTGCAGCCAACAAAACTAAAACTCGCCCCTATCAAGGTCATCGGCAGTATCAGTCGTCTCATAATTAGCATCAATTATCTCCTGCCGCCGTCGCCACTTCTCACGGTCACGAACACGCTCAGCCTCTAACTCATCAGCCAATAACCAACGAGCAACCGTCACCTTCAACCAATTCAATAACCAATCAATCATTCGCCCTCACTCGCCTCAACCTCATCCTGCAAATGCTGGCTTATCTGTGCAAACAATACAGACAACATCTTCTTCCCAAACCTGTCCTCGGGAAAATCATAAGAAACAACCTCAAACTCCGTGTCGTTCCTCTCAATCTTAATCTCATACGTCTCAGTCATAACTTCTCCGCAACCAACGTCGCATAACCCGCAATATCTACCCAACTGTCAGCGTAATTAGGGTCGCCATTCAATATCCGACCAACCTTATGCGCTATCATCTCCAACGCCTCAGTCTGCGAACAATCCAAATCACCCCACTTAGGAGACAACCTCATCACATCCTTCAATGCCTGCGTAATCTCAGCATGACCCCTAAACGAACCATACCGCTCGCCACGCTCCGCCAATACTTCCGCAATCAATGGCCCATCCCCAATTCTAACCGAACAACACCACACTCAACATAACAAACCATCCTATACGGACACTCCTCGCGTCTAGCCCATTCATTAAATAACAACGAACTCTCAACACCAGATTGAACCAAAACATCAATCAAATCATCGCAATCAAAAACTAAACCATCAACAACTCGCTGATGAAGACCACATACATATAAAAAATAATCCAACACATCATCCGGCGGGTTCACCATCGTAGCCACCCAATGTTCCGAACCGCCAAAAAACTTTTTTCAAATGTGCGCGCGGGGGAGGGTGGAGCATGGGGGGTGGCCCCGATTTTCCCCCCCGCGCAGTCGAGCAGAACACAAGGGGCCGGGGCGTTTACGTTGCGTAGGTTAATGATGCGTCGATGGCGAAAAATGGCGTCTCGCGCACTATCAAGCCAAGCTGCGCACATAATACGGCACATCATAGGCAGTTCCCTTTGATTTTATTATGCAATTGCTGGTTCAGTAAACCGAACACACACTAACCGAGGCGCTTATATTGGCCTGCTATCAATCGCGCCGTGTCAGCCACTACCTCGGCCTGCACTTCGGCCATGCGTTGCGCGGAAATGTTGGAAGCTGCGCTTGCTTCGGCCTGACCCACGACACTCAGCCGCTCCGAAATAGCCATAAGCGGTCGCTCCGAAATCATCATAAGCCCCCTCTCCGCAGTCATGACCTTTAGTCGCTCCGCACTCAGCCGCTCCGCAATTAACCTCTCCACACTCAGCGTCTCCACCCTCAGCCTATCCGCAATCATCATAAGCGGGTCGCTATCACTATCCGCTATGACTGTAATCTGTCCTTGTTCCCCATTATCGCTTGCGCTGTTTTCATCATCATTGCGCATCTTAACCATTGGTCCGACCTTTGGTCCGTCAGGTATTCCGGCAGCGATAAGGCCGAGCTTATAGGCATCAGTGAAGGCGGCAATTGGCTTATCAGTCATCAGCGTTGACTTGCGTTGCTGTTAGTTCAAGCGGGCTAGTAGGCGCATCGGCAGGCAATCGGATGACAATTCCAGGGTTGAGTTGAAGACCGACATTCACCTGGACGCTTGGCTTGGCGTCATTTCCAGCACTATCACCGAGTATAAGCTGCGCAGCATTAAGATTGACCTTGGCCCATGCCGCTGAGCCATCGCCTTGTTCAGATACGAGCGCCGCGACCTTATTCATAGCCGCGACTTTAGCACCGTTACGAATAGCCTCTATTGCTGCGTTATGGGCCTTGATGAAAACAGGCTGTGAGAAGAGATGGCGCGCATGACGCAAACGCACACCCAGGACGCGGGCAGCTTCATCGCATGTTAGCGGCTCATTAGGCAGGAGTTGGCGCTTGCGGTCTGGCTGTTGTTCCGTAGGCGCGGCCCGATAGTGATAATCGAGAAGGCGCTTTTTGTTTTCGGGAACGCCGTGGACAGTATATTCGATGAGCAGTTGATGGATAGGCGCAAGCTTTGTAAGAGGCCCCATGAGAGCTTTAGGCGCTTTGGCAACGGCTTTGGGCTTTGTCTCAACTTGCAATGCAGTCACTTGTAACACCGACCTTGATTGCCTCGCGGCTCGCGCCGCCACTCGACAAGATGACTTCCGCCGCGCGAAGAAACTCGCTCAATTCGCCACAATACAAAACGCACCGCGCACCACATGGCTGTTTAACTAATCATTACAGGCATTTACATGAATACAATAGTGCGTCGATTTCTCTTGACAAATCACCGACATTGAAACGCATGGTTGCACAGAACAACAAGAACACCCCACACAATAGACGCGCATTACTGCACCTTGTCGCGCATGGCGTCCTAACAATTCCAGAGCTTGCCGACGCGCTAGGCGTTAATCGCGCGACAGCTTGGCGATATGCCAAAGCAGACAACATCACACCCGCCAGCATGACAGCCGCCCGCGCATCATTTGTAAGCTTTGCAATATGGCGAGCCACAAATGGAAAGACGCGAGAACAACGCGCAACTATTGCCAGCCTATTAAGCCAATGGGGCCGACAACATGGACATATGGACAGATAAAGAGATTAAAGAGGCGCAACGCCGGGGATGGACCGCTCTTAGAGATTACTACCTTGTTTGCCCTTGCGGCTTTCAAGATTGCCGCTCAATCTCTTACAAAGAACGCGAAAACATGCGCGCAAACCCGCCAGCTTGCCCTCATTGCAATCAAACAAAGCTCGCAATTAACATGGCAAAAGACTGATTTTATTTAACCAACAGCGTTGGAAT